CCGGTAGAGAATATTCTCTACCGGACTTCATATAGATATTATATAAATGAATTAATTATTATTACGGATATTACCAATCAATTGTTTAGTAGCTTTCTTTAATAAACCAGAAGCATACTCAGTATAGTATATAGCATTGTAGTATTTAAGGTCTGGTCTGTATTTACTATATTGATATAATACAACAGGATCTGTAACTAATTCTTTAACTAATAATTTTACATTGGTTGGAGACCAAGTTACTTTAGCTAGTTTATTATCACCAGAAGGAATAATTTCTGGTAATTGAAGAGAAGGAGAGATAACGATATAACCAAACTTAATAGGTTTGCCATCAGCCTCTAACATTTCTTCTACGAATAGTTCACCATTATCATCGACTATGTAATAGTATTTACCTTTGTAGTCAATCATAACAGTATTGTCTTCTCGGAATTGAATTTCGAAGCTATTGTCTTTGATATAGTTAGCAAAGTCATCTGGTATAGTATTGATTCTATCTTGGATACTATCAAGAATATCTGGTTCAATATCCATGATATCAATAATACTAATACGTTTGAATGTATTATTGATAAGATCTTTGACTCTACCATCTCTTAGACGTGGAATATATCCACAACCTTCCCATAGTTTATCTTCAGATCTATCTTTTAAAAGTAGTCTTAAGTTTTCATGCACGATAGGGAATTCGTTATTTAACCCAGAGATATAACGATTATATTCCGCTTTCCATTTACCCCATCCATTTGGGATTTCCATTTCACTACAGATAGTATCAATTTCACTAGGTAGCATATCTGGTAGGTTTTTAATAGGACTGAATGGTATATTGAAAGTATAATAATTATCAGCTACTTCTTCTCTGATAGCGTCTTTATCATAATTTACTTTATCTTCATCTGCTTTATAATCAATAGCTTCTAATACAGCTGTACCATAACATATAGCATCTACGAAATCATCACTATGACGGTTAGTAGTAGCATATTCTCTAAGCATCATCATAGCATTGATAGGATCAATGTCTTTGAGTTTAGTCTTAGGTTCTTTTTGGTATATAATAAGCTTTTGAGAATCTTCAACTAATAAGTCATGTTTAAGAGCTTTATATCGTTGAACGTTACCATGACCAAAGATAATTTTAGAACGATCATCGACCACTATTTGCATATCTACAGGTAATGCTCTATATTCGTTCATATCTTTCTCTAGTTCTTCTAGAGTATCATAGTGAGGATATAACAATGGTAAATCATTATTCTCACTTCTCCAAGAAGATACGATTTGGTAATCGATATCATCTTTAGTTTGTTTGGAAGCTTTAGTAGGTGTTTTAGAATTTGCCATTAATTAAATCCTCCGTAATCTTAATACCAGTGATAGTGTTATAAAGTTTAGTAGAACGCATAGTTTTACTATTCATAGCATAATAACCATTAGCTGTTTCGAAGATATAAATATCATCGAGATCTGTAGCCATTCGTTTAGCTTCATTAGTAGTGACTTTTTCACCTTTAGGTAATCCATCATGTAAAGCCATATATACTTTATTCATAATAGTATGCTTATCATTTTCAACTTCTTCTTTGATTGCTTCTAAATCAATTTCTTGGAAGTCTTCATCATAGAAGATTTGGTCTTCTACTAAGTATTTACGACCAGTTACTGTTTCATAGATATAGTCTTTGCCTACAGTCTGTCCAAGGTTATCTGCAATCTTTTTAAGAGTACCTTTATTTTTACCAACGTATTTGAATACTCTAGTCTTAACCTCTGGGCTATTATCTACTAATTTAAGTTTATTATCTTTAGCATCTACTGTAATAGAACGTTTAGTAGAGATATCGTTAGATACTGCGAATGTAGGAGGAGCGAGATAGTTAGTATGGACTGTAATAAATGGTGTATTCATACCAACCATAGCAGATGCTACAGCAGCATTTTCATTATTAGCGTTATCTAATACTTTCTCTGTAGTATTTTGAGGTACTTCACCAGGTGTAGTTGTATTAGAAGGACCATCTGTATCCTCAGGAGTCTTAGGTTCTTCTACAACTTCAACTTCTTCTTCACCTGTTTCCGGATCGGAAACAACTGCAGCAGCAATATGAGACTTAGTTAATACAATAGAACCATTCCAATCTTCAACTTCTTCTATTTGGAGACAGAAGTTACTATTATTAGCTCCATTAATAGCTGTAAGAGCATCTTGAATCATTTGGTATTGCTTTTTGTATTCATCTTCATTATTGAATACAGAAGATAAATCAAATTTACCAATTTTCAATGTATCCGCATAACCAAAGATGAATTCATCTACATTAGAGCCAATCTTCATAGAAAGAATATTCTTTAATAGCTTATCAGACAATAATTTCTTATAAGCATCACAGAAAGGTTTAATAGCTTCCATTCTTTCTTTAGTAGCATCATCAGTTTCAATATATTCAATCTTGATATCGCATTCGTCTACTAATTCTTTGAATGTAGATACATATCGTTTATCTGCTGTAGGAACACCAGCTGGTTGAGTTGGAGTTTGAATAGGATTCATACCCAATGCAGGAGCAGCAGCATTAGGTGCTTGAATATTATTCTTATTATTAGGATTAGCTACAAGAATGATGAGTTTTACGTCTTTAAGATAATTCCAACGATCTTTAGACATCTTGATCGTAGTTTTATTCTTTTCTTCATCATATTCAAATAATACGGCAGGTGGATAATTAAGTTCTTTTGTAGACTTCAATGCATCTGCAATACTATTAGCAATAGGATAAGGTTCTCTTGTAGTTTGTCTATATTCAGGTTCAGAAATAATAGCGAAGTTAAGTGTTCTCATAAAGGCATCTTTAATATTATCGATAATACCTTCTTGGAAAATATCCATCACTAAATTCTCCTTTCTTATTAATCAAATTTAAATCCTTCAGAAGAAGGCTCTTGTTGCGGTTGTTCTTCTGGTTGAGCAGGCTGTTGTGGTTGCTCTTGTTGTTGGTTATCTTTATAGATAAGAGGCATAACCTCATTAATCTTAGAACCAATTTCATCTTTAATAGAATCGAAGTCAAATTCTTCTGTAATAACTTCCACTGATTCGTTAATACGGAATAAAGGTTTACCAGCATTATCTGGATCGTCCATACGTTCTTTAAGAGCTAAGAAGATTTCTAATAATTGACCAAATTGATTATCAGTTAAACGTAAGTAGTTATATTTACCTTGAGCAGTGGTAATCATAGTTTCTTTTGCTTTTTGTTTATTACGATATTTAACCATGGATCTATTATTAGGATTATCTCCACCATCTTTAACATCGATTACTAGATTATATGGGATAATCATAAAGTCAGTAATCCATTTATGAGTTTTACCTTCGAATTCATATTCAAAAGTAGGACCAGGTGCCATGATATCATAACCATCGAAATCTAATACTTGGTCTAAGAATTCTAAGAATTTCTTTTCATAAGAACCAACGTAACTAAACTTGGTACCATCTTTGAATCTATATTCACCAGAGATACTTCTATTAGCTAACATTTTCTTTTGTTGTTCTTCGTCATTGAGAATATTATAAGTACCGAATACTTTTACCATATTCTTTTTATATTTTTCTCTTAGTTTATCTTTACAAACTTGTCTACCGCAAAGACGTTTGTACTTATTAATCTTATCATCCCATGGTGTTTCTCTACCACATACGATACAAGTACCATGGTCTTTTTTATTGATATAATTAAATAAAACCCTTGCAGCTGTATATCCTTCTGGGATTAACTCAGAGTGTTTCTTATCTATATGGGAGATGACTTTATCTTTTACATCACGGAAAGTGCAATAAGGACATCTTTCTTTTCTTTTTGCCATTAAATTTCACCTCACTAATTAGCTTATTAAGTCTTATTAACATGTTCAGAGCGTCATTATTTGTGGGTTTTACGAATATAGTAGGAAATTATAAATTAAACAAAATAATAAATTTTGTTTCAATGGAAGGAGGTAATCCCTATTGATTAACAAAGTTTTTGGTACGAAAACACTAGCTAAGGATCCTAAAGTTATCGAGCATAGTATTTCGATTAATCAGTTTAACCAACCACTCGTTTATACGAATGAGGATGCTACGGCTATTAAGTTAATAGAATTGATTCTATTAAGACCTGGCACATATCCGACTAGACCTAAAATGGGTGTAGGATTGGTTGAACGTTATAGATATACTTTCTTCGATCATTTATATGAACTGGAGGATGACATTACTAATCAAATTCGAACGTATTTACCAGAATTTGAGAGTGTTGATGTAAACCTAACTAAAGATGAGTTGAATAAGACACTGTTTATTACTATATCTTTGGATAGTGTGGCATATAGTTTGGTGTTTAATAGCCAGACAAATACCATTAGTGTTATCTAAATTTTCAGGAGGAATCTATTACAATGGCAAATGAAAATCAAACTGAAAAAATCAGCCTAGACGAATTGTTAGGTGCTGATGAAGGAGCAACAACTGAGACACCTGAGGTTACTACTGTTACTGCTGAAGCAACTCCAGAAAAAGAAGTTGTTGAAGAAAAACAAGAATCCAATGTTGTAACTCCAAATATGACATCTGGTAATGATGTAAAAGCTGGCGATGCAGTAGATATCCAAGATATTGCTAAATTCAAAGAAGTAGTATCTGGTAACGAAGAATTCGCTAGAAAAGAAGAAGAACTTATCGATGAAAACATCGAACGAGTTAAAGGTGAATTGACAGCGATCATGAAACCATTAAAAGATAAATGTATTGAAATCGCTGATGAAAAAGCTTTAGAAGAAGCAGATAAAGAAGGTGGCGAAGCTACCGATAATGACTTAGAAGACGATGGTCTTGGTGCATCCGTTCGTGATAATACCGAAGTTCCTAAAACTTCTAAGAAAGTGGATATCTCCAAAGCATCTTCTGTAACTATTGATGATGATGACTTCGCTGATCTTGACGATGATGATGTTATCGATGATCTCGATGACGACGAAAAGAAAAACGAAGCCGAAATCAAAGAAGCAGAAAAAGCTGAAGAAGAAGCTCGTAAACGTTTTGAAGAAATTAATAAAATTATTTCTACAAAAATTAAACCAACTAAAACTGAATTGGATATTAATAGTTTCGAAATTAGTAGCCAACCTATCAATATTAATACATCTTTGGAATATAGCACTGCAGCAAAAGAAAATACTCTTCCTACAGCTACTGCTCCATTGTTTGCTACTGGTCGTAATATCACTATGAGTGGTTTAACTGGTTCTGAATTGGCTCAATTCGTAAATAATATCTCCAATATCTCTTCCAGTAACCAAGCTATTAAAGATACTTATGCTTTGTTATACAAACACGACGTATCTGAAAATAAACCAAGTGGTTATGTAAACTGGTTACGTTCTATTGCTTCTGCTGATTTGATCCATATGTACTTTGCTCTTTATAAAGCAACATTCAGTGGTTCTAACTACATTTCCTTCGACTGCCCTGAATGTGAAACATTCTTCATGACAGATGATATCCCTATGGATAAAATGTGGGAAGTTAATGAAAAAGCTTCTGATGAAGATAAGAAACGTCTTGATGACATTATTAAACACGGTGAAGTTGATGGTGGTATGGATACGTTCTCTGAAAAACTTATCGTTATCTCTGATAACTATGCAGTTAAACTTCGTCCATTGACTATCTTCTCCGATATCGAAGATACTTATATTACAGATGAATTCCGTAATAAGTATATCGCTATTATCCGTATTTCTCAATTCATTAAGAACTTGTACTACATTGACCGTGAACGTGGAATCTTGAAACCAGTTGATTTCAAACCAGATTCTTCTTCCGTTGCTAAAACTATCAAACGTAAAGTACAAGTAGTTGGTAAATTCATTAACTCTTTGAATTCTGACCAATTCTCTATCTTAAATCATCATATCTTTGACCTTGAAACTAAAGTCAATGGTACTGATGATGTAATTACTTACTTCATTCCAGAACAAGAATGCTTGGGCACATTCAAGAAAGGCGACTACGCTGGTCAAGAATGTACTCATAAATTTGAAAAACAAATTATGCATCCTCTTAACATGCTTTTTACACGGCATCAATTGGGACTCCGGAGCATCTAACTCAACGATTAGTTTCTTTACAAATGTACTATCGTAGCGGCTTCAACTTAATTGATGCACCTGAGAAATCTATGGCTTATATTCATTCGTTGTATTATCTCCAAATGAAACGTCTAGCACAAGAGAAGAGAGAAAAGCTTCTTAAAGCTATTCAGCAAAGTAAGCAAGATAGACTAAATCGGGCTCACAGTAACATTAGAAAATCTACTCGTGATCTCTACTTAGAAAGACAAGAACAAATGGTTCAACGTGGACCAAATAGGAGGTAGACAGTGATAGTTTCTGAGTTCCTAGAGAATATCTACAAGAACAAACCAGAAAACGTTATATTTACTAATATATTTGATCATTGTATGGTCGTGTATACCGTTTTCAGGAAGTATATTACTGAAGACGCGGTAAGTATTACTGTCGATTCCAAAAAAGCAGTTAAAAACTCTACATGTATATTTACTTGCAGAGCACAAGAGATTCCCTATGAATATATGGCTACTGTTTACAATAACCAAGTAGTTCATTTATATGGTAGCGACTTTACCATTAAGACTAGTCTTAATAAAGATGGTACTGCGGTTATTAAAGTAATTAGAATGTGACCATAAAGCGGTATCCAATATTGGATACCGCATTCTCTTTAACAAATTATTAATTTATAGAAAGGAGAGAAAATATGGCAAAGAAAGATCATCTTAAGGTAGAACTTCTTGACATTGATGCTTTTGTCAAGGATAACAATCTTAAAGAGATTACCAACCCTATCTTCTTTAATCAGAATAATACACCAACTCCAGATGGGTTATTATCTAATGAAATATTTGGTATTACCAAAGACAGTAGAGCAACTACTTTTGCATATATCAACTTACATGGATATTTCTTAACTCCTCTAGCTTATAAAATTTGGCAACGTATTGATAGTAAAATCACTAGCTGTGTATATGGCACAGAAACCTTTAAAATTCAAGATGGCAGATTAGTACCAGATCCAGATGGTGGTACTGGTTTGGACTTCTTACGAGAAAACTTTGATAAGTTTGAATTCCAAAAGAATAACTCTCGTATCCGTAATAAGAATATTGACTTCTTATTGAAATACAAAGACCGTTTGTTTATTAAAAACTTTATTGTTATCCCTGCATTCTATCGTGACATTAGTACTACTGATAAATATGTCGGTGTAGGTGATATCAATAAGTTATATAATAATATCCTTATTGCTACTAGATCTTTGATTGAATATGAAGACTATGGTTTAAGTATTGGTGATTCTATCAAAGGTAGAATTCAAGATAATTTAGCTATCCTTTATGAATACTTCTCCAAAGATACTATCTCCGGTAAATTTGGTTTGATTCGTAATGCAGCCAGTTCCAAAACATCTGACTATTCTGCCCGTCTAGTTATTTCTTCACCAAATCTTCGTACAGAAACTATTGAAGAATTTAATGTAGACTTAGACCACTGTGCATTACCACTTGCATCTACTATCACGAACTTCTATCCATTTGTAGTTACATATATCAAGAACTTCTTCGCAGTTCAGTTACAGAATATGTCTGTTATTCCATATTATCAAAAAGATAAAGATGGTAATATAGCAAAAGAACCTATCTATCTAACTCCTAAGGATTATCGTATTGCTTTCTCTGATGATGTTATTCATTCTGAGATAGATAGATTTATCCATGGCTTTAGTGATAGATTCAGACCTATTAAAGTTCCAGTAATGCCGAATAAATACAAAATTGATGCTGTTGAAATGAGATTCGTTGGGTTTACTGTACCTAAGTCTGATTTAGTAGCTAAATTAGAAAGAGGTCAAAATATTTCCGAAGGTTTATTACCAGCATCTTCCCGTAGTATGACTTGGTGTGACTTATTCTATATAGCTGCTGTAGATGTAACTAGAGATAAAGCAGTATTGATTACACGTTATCCTATCGATAGTTGTTATAACCAATTCCCTTCTCTTATCAACATAAACTCTACAGTTAAGACAGAACCTATGGTTATAAATGGTAAGTTCTATAAGACTTATCCTAGAATCAGAAAAGAAGATATCGGTGTAAATACATCTAACTTGTTTATCGATACTCTTCAAATCTCTAATGTATATCTAGGTTCTATCGGTGGTGACTATGACGGTGACCAAGTAACAGTTAAAGGTATCTATTCTACTGATGCAAATAAAGAAGTTAGAGACTTCTTACAATCTAAGAATAGATATATTTCCTTTGGTCAAAAGAATATCATGAAAACCACTAATGAAGGTGCTATTGCTTTATACGCACTTACATTAGACTTAGAAAAACCAGGTACTTTTACTGAACCTGAATTTAAATACTAGGAAGGAACGTAGAAAATGGAAACAATGCAAAACTATCAAGCAGGCCCTGCTGATCTTTTCATACAAACGGTAGCATCAAAGATGTCTAAAGCTTTTATCGAAACTATTCAAGAGCAAGGTTTCAATCCAGCTATTGTAGATGTGGGTACTCTACAAAAGGCTATTATCTCTGAATATATGAAAAACATTCTCTGTTGTGTATATGATAGAGTAGATTATGATAATATTCGTCTTACATCTATCACAAGAGAAGTATTCGATAACAAAACAAGCGACTTCTATACTATAGATATTATGGAGTACGTTAGATTAGTAGCATATGGTAGAACTGTAATGAGAGAATCGTCTGACTATGCTGATCGTTGCTTCTTAATCTATTTAAATCTATTAGTTGGTGATTTCTTCAGTCAATATAAATTAACTGATGGATTCGATGCCGAACGTAGTAATATCGTTAGTGAAGTTATTAGATTAACCCCATTCGATACTATGAAAACCAAATTAGAACTGTCTAAGGCTTATTACCAAAAATTTGGTACCGGTAGTGAAGTTAGAGAATTAGAAGAAAACTTCAAGAAACTAAAAGCTTTATATGATGAAAAATACTATGCAGAAAAGAGTGAGACAAATGATGGAGCTAAATAAAACTGTCTTAAATCGATTTGAAAGTGAATTGAAATATACTAAGTTGGATATTGTACTAAAAGCTTTAACCGATTCTGTATATTTACAATCTATGGATAATTTAGAATTCAAACCATCTAAGATTATCTCTAAAGCTTTAGAAAATAATCCTATTATTAAACCAAATATTCCAATTTCTGATATAGCTGTATATTATATAAATGATGTGGTATTTCTTAAACATGCAGAGTATAAAGGAATTGATATAACTCATTACCCATACTTTGATAATGGTACCTTAACATTAATGAACTATGAACACTTCAGTCGATATGTTGACTTATCCAATTTAATTGACATCTTCCGTGATATTTTCTTCAGAAAATATAATTCAGATGATGCTTCTTTATTTATGGATATTGCATTGATACAATATTTAGAAAGAATGATTAGTTCTGGTAAAGTTACTACAGTAGATGTAATGCGTGTTGAAAGCAATAAGTACTTTATTAATCAAATGAATAAGAAATACAACCTAATTAATTTCCCACATATTTATATTAAATAACAAACCAAACTCGGAGTACCCAATATTGGGTACTCCACTTATTTTCGATCTTTTGGTCAACTGTTAAATAATCAGAAAGGAGTATATATTATGCGATTATGGGGACTTAAACTTGTAAATTTTATTGGTATATATAATGGCTGTGGTCGAGAACAAATCACCATCGACTTCAGTAAATGTAAGAATAATATCTTAGTAATCAAAGGTGATAATGGGTCTGGTAAAAGTACTTTATTTAAAGCACTTAATCCATTCAGTGACCCAACTAGTGCACTTGTTCCTAATAAGAATGGTGCTAAAATTATATCTTATCTTATGAATGATGGTTCTATAGTTCATATAGAATATCTTTATAAGATATCTTCATCTGGACTTAGAACTTCTACTTGTCATATCAAGAAAGAAATTCCAGGTGCTGGTATTACAGAAATGAATCCAAATGGTAATGTCAAAGATGCTAAAGAAATTATCTGTCAATTAATGGATATAGATTCTGGTATTATGACATTAGCACAATTATCTTCTGACGATAGAGGCTTAGCCGATAAGACTCCATCTGAACGGAAGAAATATATCAACTCAAAGATATCTGAGTTAGATGCTTTTAACGAAATCTATAAAAAGATTAGTAAGAAGTCTTCTTCTCTTAAGTCTATGCTAAATAGTCTTACCACTAAACTAGATGCTATTGGTGATACTAGAGTTATTCAAACCAATATTGGTCATCTAGAAAACCAATATCAAAATATGGATAAAGATAAGATTGAGTTAAATATCAAAATCAAAGAAACTAAAGATAGATTAGAAACTATCAAGTCCGATATTAGCGATGCTTTAGTAGCTAGAGAAGAACTTGGTAATCTAAGAACTACTTTACGTAATTATGAAAGTAAGATAGGGCAAGATACTGAATATTCTGATACTGAATTAGTTAAGTTGAAATCTTCTATAGAGTTAAAAGAGAAAGAAAAAGAATCTGTAACTAAAGATATCGAATCTTTGAATACTAGACGTTCTAAGATTAACGAAAGTATTATGAATAAACGAGTTCAAATAGATTCTTTATCCGACGATGATACTATTGAAACAATCAAGAACCAATTAGAAACTCTTAAGACAAATAAAGAGCTAGTTGATACTAGATTTAAGAGTCTTGGGTTTACTAAATATGAAGATGTGTCTGTAGATGAGTACAATTATGCTATAGAAACTATAGATGAGCTTCAAAACCTTTCCCAAACTCTCCTAAACCGTTACGATGACAACGTAGTATTTGATAGAATGGCTTTAATTGTAACTAATCAAGCCGGTTCCACTGAATATAACTTAGAATCCCTAGAATTCCTTAAAAATAGAATTCAAGAGATAGAAAACAAATTATCCGAGCATTATAGATTGGAAAAGATAGCTGAAAGTTTTGATAAGATTCCTAAGGATTGTAATAATCTCAATTCTTGTTTCTTTATCAAAGATATTGTAGAAGCTAAGTCTAAATTACTAGATGCTAAAGAAGTATTACAATTAGAAGAAGAATTACAGAAGACTAGACAAGAAGCAGTTGAATATAAACGACAAATGGATATTCAATCCGAAGCAGTAAAGGATTCTTCCATTGCTGTTAGTTTCTTAAGTCTTATTAAGAGCTCTTTAAATATCATTACTAAATTCCCAATCAAATTGAAGTATGAAAATGATTATGATTTACTCAATAATCTATTCTACTCTAAATCAGTTGGATTGGAAATAGACTTAAAACCATATCA